AGAAAGGTGGCTTTATCGCTCGCCTTTCTGAACTCTTTTCGTTAGATATCTTGCCGTTGTCCAGTTTCAAGGGCACCGTGTCTCTTCCAACCACGCTTGACGCAGCCATCGCTGCCGTTGAGTCCAAGGATTGGAATTGGCGCGGCAGCCCTGGACTTGGATCATTCGCCAAGTTCTCTCGGAATGTGGATGCCCTCAGATCAGTGGAGACGTATGACAACTTCCTGGCTCCGCTCATCGCGGCTGTAAAGAGTGGCTTGGACACGCGTCCGAACGCGGACGCAAACATTCGCAAAATCCTCGTGATCCACAAGATGGAGCCTACCCCCCTTGAGAAACTACGACAGGGGCGCGCTCGCACCATCCACGTTCTGTCGCTTGAGTTGCAATTCCTCATGCGGGTGATCTTCGGACCCTTCATGAAGGCAATGGTCAGCTCAAAGCACACGTGGTTCGCTGGTGTGCCGGTAGACTACAAAAATTGTCAGGAGATTTGTTCCTTCGTGGATGAAGACCTTTCTGCCGACGCGTCATTCTTTGACGCTAGTCATCGGCCCTGGACGGTTTGGCTGGAAATCGGCTACATGTATTATGTAGCTGGTCAAGTGCCTGCCATCTTTGAGCAGCTGTTGGCCTTGTACATTGACGTGCAGAATGAGCGCTACGCTCATACGCGCGTTGACGGCAAGGTCCGCCCAGCTGCCCTGGATGGCACCACGCCAACCAAGATCGCTTTTGGCAAGAATGACTCTGGCGGTTACAACACCACCCACAAGAACAATATCTGCAACATTGTAGCCAACTGCACTGCCATCGTCAAGGTGCTTCGGCAAGTGCCCTCCAAGGTTTGGGGCAACGGGGATGACTTCCGCTGCCGCCTCCTCCAGGCGGCAACTCCGGACCAGCTCCGCGAGCTTGAGCAACACATTCGCGTCAACTTTGGCTTTAAGTACAACTATGAGACTGATCCCAAGAAGCGTGACTTTTCGTCAATTCGCTTTGAGGACGGCCCACGTTATACTTCAGCGTACAAGATCGTGAACTCCATGATCTGCATGCCAAAGCCAATCGATGCTCTGCGCTCGATCGCTGGAGCTCTCGCGTACACCCCGGAGGTCCCACATGCGACGCTCTCGAAGTTCGCCAGGCTAACCACAGGCTCCGACATCCCTCCTCTTCAAAACCTGCAAAAGGCTTGGAAGTTTGAGGGCGTTGAAGTTTGGGTGGAGGCTCACCAAACTGGACTGGCTCCTCGCAAGAAGCCGCTTAAGGCTAGCTCTGTCACTCCCCAGGCCGGGAACCCCGTTGACGGCATCAACGTCGTCATGGTGCCCCAGACCTTGGACGAGCGAAGGGAAACCCGTTCCACTGGCATTGA